CAGATAATACATTTGATTTAGGCTCTACTGGTCAAGAGTGGCGTGACTTGTTTGTTGACGGTACAGCTTACCTAGATGCTATTAACTTTAATGGTACAGCTATCTCATCTACTGCTGCTGAACTTAATCTTTTGGATGGCGTAACAGCCACAACAACTGAGCTTAACTTAATTGCTGGCGTAACAGCTACAACAGCAGAACTTAATATCCTAGATGGTGTTACATCTACTGCAGCAGAGCTAAACATTCTTGATGTAAGTAATAGTACAATAGGTGATTTAACTGAACTTAGTTCTGTTGCTAGTGATGATGTTTTAGTAGCTTTTGATACCTCTGGTGGTGGACTAAAAAGAATTTCTAGGAGTACGCTTGTATCTGGTCTTGCTACTTCCTCTGCTATTTCTAATCTAAGTGAGGACAGTAGCCCACAGTTAGGTGGCAACCTAGACCTTAATACTCATGACATTATTACAACTTCTAATGCTTCACTAGACCTAGCACCTAACGGTACAGGTACGGTAGTTGTACGGGGTAACACTAACTCAGGTGCTATTACCTATAACTGTGAAAGCAACAGTCACGGTCAGAAAATTCAAGCACAACCTCACTCAGTAAGTGCTACAAACACTATGTTATTACCAGAAGGTGCTAACTCAACCTTAGTATCACGTGTGTCTGTAGATACACTAACAAACAAAACACTAACTACACCCGTACTTACTACCCCTATAGCAAATGCAGGGGTGCAGTTAAAGAATGGTTCTTCATCAGCAGGGTTTCTTGAGTTCTTTGAGTCTTCAAGTAATGGATCAAATAAAGTAACTATAATTGGTCCTGTATCTACTGCAGATATTACCTTGACATTACCTACTACTGCTGGTACAGTTGCAACTGAAGAAGCAGCAACAACTATTGCAGCAGATGAGGCAACAGCATTAGCAATCGCCCTTGGATAAGGAATAAATAAATGGCAAATACATTCAAGACAATTACAAGGGACGTTGCACCAGCTAGTGCAGGAACTCCTGAAACAATATATACTACACAGAGTAGTACTAGGGCAGTTGTCTTAGGGCTTACTCTAGCTAACGTACACACAGCACAGGTAACTGCAAGTGTAACTTTAGTTAGCACAACTACACAAACAAGTCAAACACAAAACACTACAGCCCACATAATTAAATCTGCAGCTATACCAGCAGGATCATCTTTGTCTGTACTAGACGGTAAGGTAGTACTTAATGCAGGTGATATTATTAAGGTAGACTGTAGTGTGGCAGATAAAGTCTCAGTAATTATGAGCTACATGGAGATTGACAGCTGATGGCAGGTTATATTGGTTCTAAGGCAGTAATCACTTCTGGCGTTAGTGCTAGTATTGACGAGCTTAATCTTATTGATGGTGTTACTGCTACGACTGCTGAGTTAAACTACAACGACACAGGTGCTGCAGTTGGGGTAGTGGTTGCTAGTAAGACTGTAACTGCAGATGCAAACAAAGATGTAGCTAGTTTTCGTAACATTACCCTTACAGGAGAGTTAGATGCAGGCTCATTAGATATTTCTGGTAATGCAGATATTGATGGAACTCTTGAAACAGACGCACTTTCCATTGCTGGCGTTGCTGTAACTACAACTGCAGCAGAGTTAAATCTAATTGATGGTGGTACTGCTAGAGGCACTACGGCAGTAGCGGACGGAGATGGGTTGCTTGTCAATGACGCTGGCACGATGCGGATGACAACTGTGCAAACGGTCAAAACCTTTATGACTGCTGGCCTTGGCACAATACCAATTGTTTTTCCTAGCGACTGGGCAAGCCCAACAAACAATTATACGTCTAGTGACGATTGGTCAAAAGGGTCATTAGCAGATGATGATTACGTTTGGTTTTACCTTGTTAATTCTGGCGATGGCGGTGGCAATGCTCGTCCGGGATATGGAGGTAGAGCTATGTTGTTATATGGCACAGCGGCAACATTTAATGGCGCTTCTTACACTATAGGTGCTGCAAGAGCGGGTCAAAACGCTACTGGGGGAACTGCGCAAAACCCCACAACGGTGACGTTATCTTCTGGTAACGGCAGTTCTGCATTTACTCCATTTGATCTTTCAACAGCTGATGACCTTTCAGGTTCTCCTAAATTGCAAATTAACCTTGCGTCAATAGAAGCGGGGGTTTCGGGTACTTACTTAAACGGATCACCCAGTTCAAGCTACGCAATTAAGACGCTTGCGCTACCAAGCGGGTATGGACGTTGGACAACTTCTAACACAATAAAAGGCTACCAAAGTGAAGACCCTGACTGCGTATTTGGCGGGGGAGCGGGGTATTCAACTTTTAATAGTCAAAACTCGTATTCAACCTCTCTATTTGCAGGCAATGGTGGGACAGGCAACAACGCTGCGGGTAGTGCGCCGGGAGGCGGTGGGGGAGAAACAAATGGTGGCGTAGGTGCGGCAGGCGCAGCAGGAAGTTTGAGGGTTTACCATGTCTAAGATATTCTACAACAAAACAACAGGCTCTGGTGCAGTGTTTGACGATTCTGCAAACATTGCTGATTGGCCTAACTTTCAAGCTGATCAGGTGGTTGCAAGCACATTGCAAGTCAGAGCGCAGCGTGACGCACTATTATCTGCGTCTGACTACATGGCACTAGCTGACCGTATTACATCCGATTGGACAACCTACAGACAAGCACTGCGTGATGTACCTGCACAAGCTGGATTTCCAACAAACATAACATGGCCTACAGAACCTAGCTAATAACAAAGGGGGCAGTAATGCCAAGATTTCATAACATTAACGGACAACTATTTCAGTTCACAGCAGAGCAAGAAACTGCCCGTGATGCTGAAGAACAAACATGGGCTGACGGTGCAGACACACGTGCTGCTGTACAGGTCCGTGAAGAACGTGATGCACTACTGGCTGCTACAGACTGGATGGGCAACAGTGATGTAACCATGTCAGACGCATGGAAGACTTATCGTACAGCACTACGCAATGTGCCAGCACAGGGTGGATTCCCTAATAGTATTACGTGGCCTACCAAGCCTAGCTAAAGGATAGATTATGACTAAAGCAAGAGATACAGCTAACATTGTAGGCGGTGGGTTTTCTGGCACTATTGCTGGTGCCACAATGGAACCTACGGGTGACACTGCTGCAGGAGATAATGCTGCTATTGGCTTTACCTCTGCTGAAGGTCTGATCCTCACAGGGCAAGGTAGCACTAATGATGTAACCATTAAGAATGATGCTGACGCAGATGTAATTGAAATACCAACAGGCACAGTCAATGTCACTATGGCAGGAACACTAGGTGTAACTGGTGTTATTACTGGTGGTGGTCTTGTTGTTCCTGATGGTTCTATTAACTTAGCAGACTTAGATATTGATGGCGGTACAGATATTGGTGCTGCTCTTGTAGATGCTGATCTAATGATTGTAGACGATGGGGCGGGAGGTACTAACCGCAAAGCTACAATGACTAGGTTGGCTACCTATATGGGTACTAAGATTGGTGGCGGCTTAGAGTTTATTGCTACTGTTGATGCTGGTAATACTGCTACTATTAGTTTTACTGGCTTTGATGCTTCTAAATACGATAGCTATAAATTTACATTTGCTAATCTTTTACCTGCAACAGACGGTGCATACTTACATGTTTTACTGTCAGTTGACTCAGGAAGTAACTATTTAGCTGCTAGTGATAGCTACACAATACGGGGTACACAAGAAGCAAGTGCAGGTGACTCTGCGTTTATTACCATTGGAAATCTCGGAACTAGTAATGTAGATGGCGGGGGTGCTAGTGGGGGATTAGAAATTCATGGCCCACATCTAAATAAAAGAACATTTATCTTTCCTACTAACGGTTTGCATAATAAAACTGATGAATCACTTGGTCACTTTGGTCTTGGTTACAATGACGGCGGTGGACAAACAAAAGCAAACACTGTTGTAAATGCTATTAGATTTTTATTTGCAAGTGGTAACATAGCATCAGGAACAATTACTATGTACGGCATAGTTAATTCATAAGGAAAAACAATGGCAGGTTATATAGGCACAGTACCCGTACCCCAAGCAACAGAAACTAGGGACGTTTACACAGCCACATCAAATCAAACTACATTTACTACAGGGGGTTACACTCCTAACTTTGTATCTGTGTATCTTAACGGGGTACACCTAGCAAGGGCTGACTACACTGCCACTAATGGGTCTGACGTAGTACTAGCTGCAGGGGCAGCAGCAGATGACACTGTAGAGATTGTATCGTTTAATACATTTGAATTATCAGCACAGACATTCACAGGGGATGTTACTGCATCAGGTGGTACGTTCTTACCTACAGGTGACACAGCAGCAGGTGATGATGCAGCCGTAGGGTATGCTGCTGCTGATGGCCTAGTGCTTACAGGGCAGGGTTCTACCTCAGATGTGACTATTAAGAATGACGCAGATGCTACTGTAATGTCTATTGCTACAGGCACAACAGGTGCTACGTTTGCAGGTGACGTTATAGTTCCTGATGGTGATTTTATTTTGGGTAGTACTGCTGTTACAAGTACTGCTGCTGAACTTAATATTCTTGATGGGGTTACAAGCACTGCAGCAGAGTTAAATAAACTAGACGGTGTGGGTACTCTTAAACAAGCAGGTAAAGAAACCATATGGGTTCCTGCCAGTGCTATGCAGCCTACTACTTCCAATGGTTGTTCTGCACTTACTACAGTAGAGACTA